TGGAGCGGTTACTACGGCGTCAACTCCAAGAGCAGTTACCATTTTTGCACCATCAAGCGGCGCGCCTACTTCACCGTATTCCGTCAAAGAAGCTGACCAAAGGGCGGCTCCTTCCGAGACGGCAGTGGCGTTGGCTACTCCGGTAACAGTGATGTCTGCACCAGATACGGAGACAGTGGCACTAATAGCTGCTGCGGGTGGGCCTACAGTAAACGACCCACTTGAAGGAGAGTGACCTGCACTATGTGCAAGTTGCGATCCATCAGAAGTCAAAGTAATTGTCACTGTATGCTCATTATGGTAGCTTCCACCAACCATCGCCCAATCGTAAGTGCCATATGGCAAATCAGCGGTGATAGTTTGCGGGGAGGCGCCGTGGGCTAAAGTGGCATTATACACTTCAACTCCGCCAGAATTGGTAATTACCAGACTAGACCCGTCCCACGAGTCGTTATAAGAGTCAGCCTTTACGATCGTGATAGAAATAGATGGCGTATTATCAATGCTAGACGAATTAGATACGATAACATTGCCAGATGCGTCTACCGCTGCTACATAGACAGTATGTACTCCATGCGGAGTTGGACTGACTGTGCCGTCGACACCGAGGGCAAGCAATGTTCCCCCATGTGGCTGCCCCTCTGCTCCCAGGGGAGAGAGTGAATAAGCCCAGCCGATTGCACCTGCTGCAGTTGCTTCGGCGTTTACAGTAGCAGAAACAGTGATGTCCCCGTTGCTTGCCGACAAAGTAGGCGAAATATCCGGTGTTGCCGGGGATAAGTCGAAGGCGCCGCTTAGAACACTGCCAGCCGAACTGAATAGTAATTGTTCGGAGGTGTCATCTCTTGTCAGTGTAGCCGTGATTTCGCTCATCCAATTTTGATTCACAAAAGCCCAAGTATAAGGCTCTGCATCAAGATCAAACTGTACAGTCTGGGAATATCCGCCTGCCAAAGTATGAGATTCAACAATGTTGCTGTCTGCATCATAAATTTGGAAAGTAGATCCATTCCAACCATCGCCGTAAGAGTCTTGCATTAAGAAAGTCACATCCACTGTGTTTCCCGCAGGGGGTGCAGCAGCTGCTGCTTCTGCTCCTGCTGCATGTAGAGCTGTGACTTCAGATGCTCCGAGAGCACGAGACCAAACTCTAAGGTCATCCATGTCGCCTGTGAATTGATGAGATGCAGCATAACTAGGGTGATCCCATTTGCCAAGATGCACCTCATAGGTGGAACTCCATGTTCCGATAGCACCTGTTGTGGTGTCCTCAAGAGACCCATCGACATACATTGAAATATCTGATCCGCTCCGAGAAATAACCACATGATGCCAACTTCCATCATTTACTGAAGTAGTTGAGGTGAGATCAACATAAGTTGCCCCTGTCTCTTCTCTCCAGTAGAAATAAGCCTTGCCATCCTTTACGCGGTGATCCCACAGCGACTCATTCGATGAAGGACCATATCCCTTAAAAAAGAGCCTTTCTTCACCCGATGCAGAGGTTTTAATCCACATGGAAACAGACGAATTTTCTTCGTGAAAGGGCTGGGATGTTGCGTCATGTGCCATTGAGATGTGACTTGCACCATCAAAGGTCGCATATCCACTATCAAAAGTCACCCCCGTTGCGGTTCCGTCGTTCGAGCCAACAGAATCAGTTGCATCAGTATCCAGAGCATATTTTGCCACAAGATCATCTGTTAGAGCTGGTGGAACATATGGTTCTGCTCCTGCTGCGTGTAGAGTTGCGATTTCCGAGGCTCCGAGAGCACGCGACCAAACTCTAAGGTCATCCATGTCACCCACGAAACGCATACTCTGACTGTTTGAGTGGGTAACCCCTGCTCCAATAGAGAATTTGCCTCCATTGGCGAAGGCCATACCGTTGAACGCCAAACCATTGTCTCCAGTTGCCACTCCATTGACATAGTATGTCAGGGTGTTCGAGTCATCAATCACAAGTGAAAGGTGGACCCAGGCCCCAAGATTGATTCGGGTGGTTGATTTAAACTCCCGAGCAGACGACCCATCAAACCAGTAAAAACTAGGATAGCCGTCGTTGATGCCCATCACAGAATAAATTGCTCCATTCGACAGATCTCCTTTGGCGATAATAGCCGGTGAGTTCATACCGTTTGCAGACTGAGCAGGAGTGTAGGAGTCTATTTTAACCCATGCCGAAAGCGTCTTGTTGGTGGATCCTGCTGGCATTGAGTCGAAAAACGCTGTTGGTCCAGTGGTGATTTCATCACCCGCAGAAAAAGACGCATACCCATTTTCAAAAGTCACCCCCGTTGCTGTTCCGTCATTCGATCCAATAGAATCAGATCCATCAGTATCCAGAGCATATTTTGCAACGAGGCCGTCAGTCAACTGCATTCTACCACCTGCAAATAATGTCGAAACATCACCCGCAGACAGAGCATTGTCGTATACTTGAATATCATCGATGTAATCAGCTATGCCATAGCTGTAATTCAACCAGGATCCAAATACCTCAATAGAGGAGCCTCCTGCATACGCAACAGGGCTTCCCACTTGAGCACCATCAATGTAATAGGTCAATGTACCATTATCAAATGACGCCACTAGGTGATGCCACCCAGTGCCTGTGAAGTTTGCTTGGGTCATGGCATATCCGGAACTCCGGAATGCAGAATCCCAGGCACCCAGTTCATCGTTGGTGTAGATGGTAGCAGTGTAATTGGCTGCGAAGCCGGCGTGGTTTCCATTGGTTCCTCCGCCTTCGCTCGTGCCATCAAACTGCATCCAGCCGCTGGCAGCGACTGATCGGTTTTTTAAATCTTTGAACCACATGGAGATGGTGTACGTGCTTCCCAAGACAAGAGGTGTCTCCAGGTATACTCCACTGTTATAGTTCGGGAGACTTAAATGGTCGACATTTATAACGGCGCCGTTACCGGCCACAAGTTCAAACTCGCCCACCGTAGGCAGTAGATCTGAAAGTGTTGCGTGATAAATTAAAGCCATAATTTAATCCCCCCTTTGTTAGTTGTTAATTTCATATTTTTTCCTCCTTAATTATTCTAGAAATAATAGAAAAAAAGCGCCTTTTCAGAAAACATAATTTTCCAAAAAAACATGAACAGAGTCTGTAGACAGACCTGTTCGCCATAGGTATACCCACCTATCCCGAAAAGCAAAAAAGATATCAAATAAAGCAAAAAAAAGAGCCTCGCTTCTATGAGATGCGAGGCTTTAAATTAAAAGTCTATTTTATTATTTTATAAGCGTTAACTATCTCGCCACAAGTTGTTCGAAGCATATTTGATGATTTCGTTAGCTGAAGCTTCATTATATCCGTATTCTTCTATGAGAGTCTTTACCATCTCGCTATATTTTTGTTGCTGCTTCTTATCGCGGGATTTGGATTTGGTAACGATACGGGAAATATCTCTAACGGAGGTCAATAGCTTATTTTCAATCGCTTCCTTGAGAGGTCCGTAAGATGACCAATCGATAGTCTCTTTGCGGCGTAACTTGGCAAACATATAGGCAGTAATATCAGCTCGGAAATTCTCCCTAGCCGATCCCACGATGCCGATCTGTTCTTCGATAGAGCACATAAACTCTTCGTCGGCGATCATCTCTTCGTTAGTAACATTATCTTTAAGCTTGGATGAGTTCACATACGCCTCGGCATGATCGAGATAATTGTCGAAAAGCGATTCGGCTTGTTCCTGGTAGGCTGATACAAATGCCTTTGTAATCTCGGTTTCGAGAATTTTCAAATACTCATCGTGCAAATCTTTTTGCAAGAATGATAAGTATTTTTCCCGCTTAGCGTCTTCGATCACTTGCTCCTTGACTTGCTTAATGAGCGCCTCTCGAATAGAGATAGGAGTTACCATATTTCTGTCAGAATCAGCCAAAGCAGCGTCGATGGCCTTCATAATGAATCTGGTAGAAATACCGGTCATGCCTTCATCACGGGCTTCGTCTCGTAAATCGTTGATATCAATCTTTTTGATATATCCCTTTTCGACGATTTCGTCTCCATTGTAGATCTTCATTTTTGTGAGAGGATCTACTTTGTTGGATTCTTTTAGGCGAGAAAGGACTGCAAACATGGCAGCTACCTCTAAAGTATGGGGAGCTATATGAGCATCAAAGTCCGATTCGCTCAAAAGCTTATTGTAAATCTTCTGTTCTTCTCCAACTTCCAAACAATAAGGGACGTTGACGCGCACGATTCGGTCCAGAATAGCCTCGTTGGTGTTTTCTGATTTAAATTTGATCCATTCAGCCTCATTACAATGGGCAAGAATAACGCCATCAAAATAAATCATGGCGCCTTTGCCTGGGCTTGGGACTGCCTTCTCTTGAGTGGCTGTAATCATCGTGTGCAGAAACTCGATTTCGTTTTTGAATACCTCAACAAATTCCACAATACCTCGATTGCCGACGTTGAATGCACCATTTAAACTAAGAACACGAGGGTCATCTTCCGGATACAAATCCAGCTTAGAAATATCTTCAGTACCAATCAGAATGCTGGTGTCTTGAGTGTTGGCATCCATCGGAGGAACCACGCCAATGCCTCGGCGTCCTCGGATCGAAAAGGATGTCTCAACAACGGGGAAATTCATATAATCACCATCATATTCTTCTAAGAGACGGTGGCGGCAAACAGGACATAAATCGCCCTCTGTTTTTACTCCATAGATCTTGGAAAATTCGTCTCTCAATGACCTGGGAACGAGGTGGATTGGTTCTTCGTTAATAGGACACCCCTTTAATGCGTAAATCGGCCCAGAGGCCTCTAGGGCCCTCTTGATGTGCTCTACTAAAGCAGACTTACCTGCCCCAACTGGGCCCAGTAGGAGGAGCACTTGACGAGACTCTTCACCTTTCATGGCCGCAGAATGGAGGTAGCGCATAACTTTTGCTAGGGCTCGCTCCATACCAAAAAAGCGGTCCTGGAAGTAATCATAAGTTCGCAGTGATTCGCCATTAAACAAGTTGTTACAGCGGCTGTCTTCATCCGACATGCGTGTTATACCCTTCTCTACAATCGTGTTGTACAATCTTTTATGTGCCAACATTGGAAGACCTTTGTCTTTCTCTAAAAGTTGGAGATATTCGGCAAAAGTACCCGAAAATTTGTCCGCCTTTTTATTCAAACGATGGCTTTCCGCAATCTCTAAAAATTTATTAGTTTTTGTTTTTTTTGTCATTTTAAAATTCCCAAACCTCACCTTCTATTATAGAAGTAAAAAATATGTCATCATCCCACAAATAACGAATGTAATCATAGACCTTATTGGCATAATTCAAATCTAAATCTCGTCCATCATGTTCATGGGTGATATACAAAGCATTAGTCCTTTTGTCGTAGTCTGTTACACAAACTATCGGAACACTTTTAAGTCCTACATTGTTAATTAGAGCGGCACGAACGCTTTTCCACCCTTCTTTGTCAGAAATGTGATTTATAGCATAATTTTTCTGTGTTCTTTCGTAAGAATAGCTAAACAAGTTAAGTTCCGCACACAGTTCTTCATCCAAATAAGTTCGGATAAATGATTCATCATCATGTACTTCGCGGGCGATCTTACACTCCTCAAAGCCGTGCTCTCTTTCTATTTTCTTAAAGATGGTATACCCCAAGTGATAAGGGTTGATGCGACCAATGACGGGGCGCACAACTTGATTGTGCGACTTGTAAAAAGCCAATTGGTATTTATCAGGTAAATTTAAATCCAACATGATTTTTTCATGAATCGTCACAGCCCAGCCTTCATTCATAATTTTAGTTTTAGCTTGAGGGATAAAGTAGGAAGCTCTTCTCTCTACCATCTCCATCAGGTCTCTTTGCCAATCTTCTAAATTTCTGGCATGATTTCTAATAAACTTTAATAAATTGTAGTCTTTTTTGTCATCCAGAAACAGATTGTCCTCTTTTTCCCAAAGGAGAGATTTACTTCGAACCCGATCTTTAAAAATATTTCCTTCGGGGCGCTTGATTCCAGGGGTTCGCGGTACCTGGTATTGAATAGAGTGGCAAGCATCTAAGATGTTTTCTACATTCTCGATGCCAATGCTTGGATCTTCGATGTATCCCTGAACTCTTTTTGCGGCTGCCTTGAATCTTCCCAAGATGTTGGTCGGGTCCGTGTCCTTAAACATACGATTGTTTTTAAAGAAGTCGGAATGACCTACACAATGTGCCATAGTAAGAAGATGAATGCTCATAGGATTCTCCAGCATCAAGTATGCGATACTTGGATTGCTGTTAATGATCATCTCATAAGGCAAGCCTTCCATGCCTAGATTGTAGCGAGTTGCAGTGCGTTCAAAGGTTTTCCCAAACGACCAATGTCGATAATGAGTGGGTAGTCCGGTGTATGCCATGGCGCCGAGCATTTCTTTGTAATCTAAAATTTCATATTCAATGGGGAACCAATCAAGATCATATTTTTCAGTGGCTATTTTGCATATTTTTTCATCCCATTCTTGCAGCTCTTTTACTGTCCAGTCTTTCATTATGTCTTTCCTCCGAACATTACTTGAAATGCGGGCCAAATTTGGCTCGATTTGTTAATTTTTACTAGTTTAAAAGCTTCCCCAACCAGCGGGATAAGGGCATGCCACAAATTATCTCCGGAGAGGCCAGGATTATTGCCTCCGAAGTTAAAGGAGCCCGCGAATGGATCCGATAGCGAAGATTGGGGGGAGATTTCGGCGTAACAGACCATCTGACTTAATTGCTTTAGTTTCTCAAAAATACTCACGGCCTTCGGATTATCAAAAGACCAGTTTTCGCCATCTCCCGAATAAAAAGTGTATATGTTCCAGGAAGAAGGGTGGTATCTTTTCTGAATAATTTCCTGTTCTAGTGCCAAGGCCGAAGATATAACCGTTCCGCCCATTGTGGCGCGCTGGAAGAAATCCTCTTCCGAGACTTCTTTGGCGTCTGTAGAGTGGGAGATGAACACTACTTCTACATTATCATACTTATAGCGCAAGAATTGATACAGAATAAAGTAAAAGCTGCGTGCCAAATACTTTTTTTCCTTCCCCATGGAGCCAGAGACGTCCATAAGGAAAAAGAATAGCTGCGGAGTTGTTATTTTCGTTCTTCAGTTTGATGTGTTTATATTTTAAGTCGTCTTCGTGGAAAGGAAATCTTNCGCCATTTTCGGGGTCCCAAGTACCTGCAGCAATGGCGCGTTTTTTGCGACGTATTTTTCTCTTAATGGTTTCTTTTTTAGAAAGTTTGGAGCGCAGACCCTTCTTGCGGTATCCAGAACGCTTGGGCTTTTTATCTTTGATAAATTTAAACTTCTTTTTTTCAAGATCCGGAAGCTCTAGGTCGGAAAAAAGATACTCCGCCAGTTCATCGAGAGTTACCTCGACTTCATAATATTCTTCGCCAGCTTTATCGCTGGCCTTTTCGGGCTTCCCTTTAGCTTTCCCCTTCTTTTTTCGGAGAACTTGGCCGCGTTTAATCTGCTTATCGCCGGCGGCTCCAGCTTTTTGATTTTTATCATTTTCCCCATAAACAAACTGATATTCTTTTATTCCTTTGACTGGGATTTTGACCTTTTTATTGCCATCTTGGCCAATAATGGACTCATCTGCAATGACGTCTTTGATGCCCTCGCGGATAGCCTTGTCAATCTTTGCTTTGTGTCTTTTACGGTCTGCAGCGGAACGGTCGGCAGAAGATTTGTGTTCTCGAAAAATACTCATACTATAGTCAATACCTCCAGGATCAGCTTGGTTCCGGACAAGATTTCAAAATTATTATAAATTTTTCCACCGATCAAGTAAAACTCCCCCGTCGTGGGGTAGGTGGTGCTTAGGGTTTTTCGCAGCCCATCCTCCCAAATGGCGGTTGGCTCTAGTTCGAGTGCAGGGGCGGCCAATAGGGTATTTAGCATAGTTCCCGCAGCTTGGGTAGATGGTGTTGTGGCTGTATAGACGAGGCGTACCACATCTCCAGTGAGACTCCCTCCACCTCCGCCGCCTTCGCCGCCTCCGTCGCCTGATCCTTCGGAATCGTCCGAGGAAAATTCTGCCGCTTCGGTACTGCTCACGCCGGCTGCGATGGCTTTGGCGGTAGCTGTCGGAAGCACGTCGATATCGATAAGTCCTTTCCTTGTCTTAATACATGTGGCCTCGATTTGAAAAATGTGCTCAATTTGGCCAAAAAGTTGTCTATTTTCTTTAAGGGTGACAATTTCATAAAATGATGTTCCATAGCGCACGTAGTCGCCTTCTCTGACATAGAGGTCCTGATCTTCAAATAAGCGCCTGTTGTGAAAGCGAACGGTAATGGAAGATTCCTTATCCAATCCATAGTGAGTCGTGGTTGTGTCTATACCACTAAATTCCACCAGGGCATATACGCGGACCGGTGGGAGAAAACTCTTTTCGATACTCTCGCCATAAAGGGGGTGAAAATTAGTGCGTGCCATAGATATCGGCATATAGAGAATATCTTGGCCTATTACTCTTTCGAGAAGCTCATCATTAACTTGCTTGACTAAATTACGCTCTTTTTCTCCTAAAAATAAAGGAGGAGGAGGATTTGATGGTTTAGACCATTTGTTATCATCGCTCGCCATTATTCAAAATCCTTTTTATCGCCAAAGATGACACGTTCACGAGGAATTTGTACTTCTACTGCATTCTCCCGAATAGAGATTTTGGGGCGCTCGTCATTATTTCCTGATCCTAATAGATATCCCAAAACTTGGATATTTACTTGAGTCTTAAAAGTTCTTTCTTCTTCAGCAAGATTAGAAAGGTTGTTCTCTAAAGAAAAGTCCCCTTTTAAAAAGCCTTCGAAACGATGGCCATCGCGGTGAATAAAGAAGTTGTCTATTTGCCCAGTAGCCACGATAAATGGGGCGAAGATTTCATTCATTTGTTGTTGAAATTCAGTCTGGATGATCAGGGTGTAGTCGGCCACAACATAGGTTGGCATCGGCATAGACATCGTTTGGTACACCACTTTCTTGTTCTTGAAGGGGAAATTTTGTTGCTTGAAGCGGCGCTCCGAAGTTGCATTTGCAAAATTGCCCGTTTTGTCTTGGTTGATGGTTCGTGCCACCTCTATTCTGCCCCCTCGTGCATCGTTATATTGGGGTAAATGGGCCCACGCAACGCCCTTAACATTAGGGTCTTTTACCAATGAGGTTCGCTCAATCGAGATGACAGGGAGCGTAAACATGTTTTTAGAACTTCGCAAGTCTTTATTGTCTTTTATCTGAAATGACCTTTCGGGCATTGACCAAATGAGTGGCACTTTTCGCCACCCTTCATTGGTGGTGCAAAAAATATCCATTTCTTCGGTTAACCAATCACTCAAAGCCATATCAATAGTCTCGATAGTAGACGGCATAAAAGCTATCTCTTTTAGCTCTGGGTCATCCGTAGGAGTTGGCTCTGCCTTGAAATACGGGCGATAACCTTTAAATTTTTCTTCTTCGCTTGACAATCTTTTTTTACCCCTGGAATATTAATCTTGGTACTCTGTCTTGCACATCTTGCACGGCCTGTGCTCTTTCTGCATCATCCTTAGCCATTTGCACATAGGTGAGCTGGTCGAGCACCTCTTTAAGCTCGGTTCGCAAGGCCTCTTGCTCCTCTTTTGCTTGCGATAAGAGGGCGTCTGCATTGAGGTTCACTGATTCTCCCGGAATCGGTATGGTCTGAAACTTTCCACGAATTTTGGCCTAATGTCTCTTTCGAAAGTGCCAGCGCGAAGCGGCGAATCCACTGCTTGCCAATGGCATTGATATTTTCATAAGGGACATTATCAAAGGGAATAGTATTCATATTATTAATGCCATCTACTCCATTATCGTAGTTAGCGTTATTGTCCCAACTGTTAGGAATAACTGAAAACTGTACCCACATGTAGCGATAGGTACTCAATAAAGCAGGACTTGGGAAAATGCGCAGCTTGTTATCTTTCAGCTCAAAAGAATAATGGGATAGTCGCGTATACAAATGGTCTTCATAAGCCATGGCTTGCATCTTATTTTGCCATACGGGAACAATCTCAAAAGTGGAGTCATCAGTGTATTGGCCATAATTTTGTAAGTTTCCCACAACGTTTAAGCCCCCAAAGTAACCAAAAAAGCGCCACATTGCAGCGGGAGTTTTGTAAAAAACTTTTTTAATAATGACCCTTTTATCTCCTACGACGCCCGCATAGGGAGCGTTTGGGCCGCCGGCAGGGTCAATACCAGTAGCAGACGAGCCAGATATGATCTCTTGTAAATCATAATCTTGTCTATTTTTTTGAAGTGCAAAAGAGGCTGAATAAACGGGGATTGTTCCCCCTACATCAGCCTCGAACGAGAACCCATCCGAGACGCGGCGGGCATACTCAAACATCACCCGAGGAAACTTGAGGTTAACATTAGTCGGTCCGCTCGTCAGGTTACCATCTTGATCAAAAGTACCTGTAGCCTGTCCCAGTACGTCCGACAAGACGTTTTTCGATTGATGCAGGTTGATCAAATAACTGTATTCGAGACAAGCTTCTTCATAATTTGCATAAACATTGTCTGTTTTGAGTTCGATGTCAAGGACATCTCCCCCCAATTTCTTATAGGTGTAAGCCACTTGGTCAGCAGCGCCCGAGATAAAAGCGGCGGATCCAGAGTAGATCCCCAATGGTAGCGTTGCAGCGACGTCAGCCGTTGTGCCAGTTACCGCTAGAATCGATTTACTCATTTGACTAGCGGGTGTCAGTGTTGGTAGGGCCATTAAAAAACACCTCCTTGAACTAAATAGTTTCCAAATAAACAAAACCCCCCCACAAAAAGTGGGAGGGCATTAATTTTAGAGATAATCTCGGTGTTTGACTACACGAGGTCCTCAACGATGACGAGGCCATACATATCTGGACGGACCATCTTCTTTGCATAGCGAGTCATGACGCCTTTACGAGGCACGAAGTCCTCTGTACCAAAGATGGTAGGAGTCATTTGGAGAGGCACATACGGTGCGTATACATATCCGCTTTCAAGGAAAGAGGATCCTTTACGACCTGCCAAGACTACGTTTCTTGGGAAGTAAGGATCAACGTAAACGTCGAACTTCTTGCTCAAGTTACCAACCTTAACTGCACCCACGGTACCACGATCATCGTCGTGAGTAACGCTTCCACGGAAACCAGCAGTAAACTCAAGGAGGTTTGCAATTTCAGGTGAACACACGATGAAGTTTGCTCCGCCGCGAAGAGTCTTGCGGTGAATCTGTGCAGATACGTCGTTAATGGTTTCGACAAGAGTCTCATACCATTCAGAAACATTACCAGTAAAGTCTGGAGATGCGCCAACGACTGGAACAGCAGTACCGGTTGCGCGATCCAGGAAGCGTCCTGGGAGGCGTGACCAGTAAAGAGTCGAAGCAGTAGCACCTTTCACGAGGTCTTCCAAGATTTCTTGGTCGATTTCGAGAGCGATGTGCTCGGACAAGATAGAAGTTAACTCGACTTCGGCATCCAAGTTATGGTATGCGTTCAAGTCTTGAGCCAATTCTGGTGTCCACTTAGCCTTGAGCTTCTTGGTCTTCGCTGTGATAGACACAGAGTCAACCTTGATGTCGATCTCTGGGATCTGTACGCTTCCTTCCAAGCCCCAAATAGGTGCACCAACAACGGCGCCGATTTCAGCGTTCGTGAAGTCGTCATCGATTGGGAAGGTGAAGGCCGCGATAGTGCCCCAGTCCGTAACAGCTTGTGCTTGAGAAACGGTACTAACGTTAACAATCTGAAGCTGATCAGTAGCTGCAGTTGAGCCCGAAGTCAAAGTAACAAGGTTAGTGTCTGCGGTGAGACGGCGAACTTGGCCGGCCAATTGATTGCCTGCGCCTGCTGCAGTCTGTGCAGTAATACCAACATAGTCTTTTCTATTTAGCTGACCCAAAGAGGAAGCCGAAAGAGATGAGATAACTGCAAAAGTACCAGAAGCGATATCTGGGTCGTAACGGACCAATGAGTCGATGTCGCATCCTGGAGTCCAGTCCGAACCGTCACCGCCAACCGTACCCGTTGCACGAATAGTCAAGCCAGAGGCGGCTACAAGTGTAGAGCCAGTCGGACTTGAATAGCCGTTGTTCAAGGCGTAGAAGCTTGTTTCAGAGTTTCCGCCTGGGCCTGCGAGGGAGACACCGCCAGTGATTTGTGCACCGACAACGCCACCNCCGTATACAGAATCGCCAGCCGTTGAGCCGAGACGTGATCTGTCAAGGGTGAAGTCNAGGAAGAAAATGAGGCCTGATGGTAGGCTCATTGGTTGAACCGAAACGAGATCGTTTGCGATTAGTCCACCGAATACACGGCGAACGATTGGGAAAGCAACTGAAGCGAAACCTTCGACATCGCCAGCGCTCATAGAGGAAGACTCGCGGAGGAGTTCCTTTGCTTGATTTTCTAGAAGACTTGCCATACCGTGCTTGGTACGCTCATCCGTGAGACCTTCAAGAAGACCGGTCTTTTCCCACTTGGTGAGAAGAGCTTGACCTTCTTTGGAGAGATCTCTACGAACAATGCCTTCAGTTAATTTATTAAGAATAGACATAATATATAATTCTCCTTTAGGTGTTTTTCTTAATTCCGGCTAGAATCTGCATGCGGTCCATCACTGGTGCACCTACAGTTTCCCTAGCCGCTCTTCTAGGTAAAGTGGCAGAAGGCCTTTCTAGAGTCTCACGGAGTGATTGTGGACGTGCTTTACCTGTGACACTTCCCACTGCGTTTTCTAGAGTCTCGTAAATAACCTTTGCTTCTTCGATCGAACGTGCTTCTGACAATGCGTTTACAATTTTATTTTTTTGTTGCCCATTCAAGGAGCCATTAGTCAAAATCTTGTTCGTGTATACCAATCTAGCATTAGATAGATTGATTTTATCAAAATTCTCTTTTAGTGTTCGAACAGAGTCGATTAAAGTTTTGTTCTTTTGCTTTAAATCGCTAACCTGTTCTGTTAATCTTTCATTTGCATCAATAAGGGCCATCGCCTTTTCCTTCGCAGCAGTAGCGGCGCGGTGGGCCATAGCTTGGTGCTCATAGTCATCCATAATTGCGTCCGGGGTTACTTCCCATCCAGACTTTTGAGGAATAATGTCGACAATCAACTCTTCGAGCATCTTTTCCAAATCGTCGGACTCAATTTCTTCTTCCAGTGCCACTTGTACTGTGGTCTCTGGGACTTCTGCTTCGGGATTAGCCGGAGCAGGGGGAGGGCCTAGATCCTCGGGAGCTGCAGCTTCGTGTGCAATTTCATCTCCGATAAGCTCTTCATCTTGAGCGGCTAATGTTTCGGCCATCTCTTTAAGGTCATCGAAATTTAAAGTGATTGTTTCGTCGGGAGCATCGCTTGGTGGTGCTGCCGCTAATGGGATATCTGGAGTTTCCGGAGATTCTGGAATTTCTTCTTCCAATAGATTCTCGACCGCCTCTCGGATATCATCTGAATATTTATTTAAAATAGCTGTTTCGGCATTCTTGATAGCGGCTTCTTTTAAAGCAGCTGCATCTACAATGGCCTGTTCTAACAGTGAAGACATGAGTGTTCCCCTTACAAATTGGTTCAAAATAAATAGTTTCCTAAAACATAAAAAGAACTATTTTGTAAAATTCCAATTTATAAATGCTTATTTAGTGATTCCAGAGCCCGTCAAATCATACATCTCTTTTGGCTTAATACCTGTTAAGGATGCAAAGATATCCCAATCAACCCCGTTTCCGGAAGATACATATATTTCCTTACATTTGACATTAAAAGTGACAGTATTCACTAAGTCGCTACCCACTTTGAGAGAATATTGATTTGTAGCGGGAGATGATTCGTGAAAATATATCTCCAACGTGTCCGTTGCAGTAGTCGATCTCACCGTGGCGGTGATTTCCTTAGTTACGCTGGGGAAACTAATTTTCTTCACAGTCGAGAGCGAAGTTGATCCTGTCACAAAAGGAGCACCGGATGATTGATAAGATGCAGTGTTTCCTAAACCTGCTCTGTAATTGTAAATTGACATTATTGAGAAGACTCCTATTTTTCATTATAAATAGTTTTTAAAAATCTATTTTCTTCTTTTTCTCTTTTTCTTTGGCGACGGGAGCTTATCGAAATCTACTTCCATGTACCTCTTTTCTTCGGCTTTTAATTTATCTAGCACCTTTTGCCTTTTCTTTTCGGCTAGGCGGCGCTTTTGAGATGGCTTTTCAAAACGCAAACTCTCTCTATAATCATCGAGAATTCTATATTTTTTCATTTTTTTGATGAACCTACGGATCATCCTTGCTTCGTTATCGTGCTTTCCTCGGGGTCTTTCCGATAAGTTCACGGGTCTTTTAGACATAATCACTCCAATATTTATTTAGATCATTTTTTTCCAATTGTGGCNNCCGCCTAGGGCNAGNATGCCACTAATATCCACGCCGGGATCATTTGGTGCATAATTTGANAGAGGGCTCGNTGGNGAACTATCCGACCCTGGGGATCCCCCGGAGGACTAAAGGTTCTATACCTTCAAAAATACCTGACATTTTGCCGCCAATAGACTCCTCTAGCTTTCTTTTGCGAGCTTCTAGGGCTGCTTGCGCTTCTTCTTGAACCTGGATTCGTTGTCGAGAGAAATCTTGAGCTGGCGGGGTTGGTGCACTTTCGATAAGTGTTTGCTGTGCTCCCAAGCCTTGTGCAACCTCCTTGATAAGATTAGACAAGACTCCTTCTTCAAAAGATTACTTCCTTGATACACTCTTTGATGAGTGGTTTTAAAACTTTTTGTAGTTCTTGTTTTTTCATTTTTTCCTCAAAATGTCATTCAAAGCTCGATTAATCTTGTCGGCTTTGGTAAAAATGTTCGGTTCTGTGTACTGTTTGCCTTCCTGCAAATTCATAAAGGCATTTGGTGTACTTGGCTCGGAAACGAAATCAAAGCAGATAAGCTGAAAGTCGTCTTCAACAACCACTCCGCCCGTCATGCTTTCAGTTACAGACCCAAGGCCGCGAGAAGAAATTCCTAGTTGGACTCCTGAATCCACTAAGGAGCGGAGAATATTTCCGGCCGGTGTGTTTAGGACTTTAACGGTTCCCATAACTTTTGGGCCGTCTGCCCAAATATTCGTCACCATGTGAGAGGCATTCTTTAAATTAATTACAGAGTCATCTGGGTGATCCAGTTCTCCAAGTGCTCTCTTTTCTTTTACTAGCTTTTTGTATGTCTCCATTTCGCGCATAAGGACGCGCTGGGGATATACTCTACCGTTTCCATTTCTTGTGTCCGCCTGTTGCATTAGGCCAGTCAAATACATGGCATTATTTTCTTTAATATCTCTTTTTTCGGCTTCGGTGAGCAAATCTTGGCAAACGCCACCTTCACACAGAGCATAGTATTCTCTTAATAAAACTTTTGACATTTCTTATTCTCCTGCGTAGTCAACAACCATTCTTACAGCGTCTTACGCCTCTTAGCATCCATCTTCTAAACATTGCAGCTCCCCCCTTTTGTATCGATCTTAAGGCCCGAGTCGCCAAACAACATATCTAAAATATATGAAGTTCCCGAGCTGATCCACCCACAAATGAACAAGTTCATAATAGTGAGTTCAAACATAAATAGTTCCGTCAAAGGATTTAAAGCGCACAAAAGAACGCCCACCCAAAATCCCATGCACATAGGACATGACCAGAAGTAGCCTCGGGGCCGAATTCTATTAAAAATGCGGCCATGGCAGAGGAGTTGTGTCAAGCCGTGAGCGGCTAAAATAAAATAAACCAATTCCATTATTTATCTTTTCCTTCAAGCATATAGCTCATCCAGTACGGCTCGTGGTTATATCCAGGGCGAATAGAACCCTTCTCTACGGCTTGAGGAACTTCGCCTAGCTCCGTAGAGTCGTCTTGAGTCGGACTTACAAAATAATCATCAAGCATTTTTTCATAGTCATCCATGTAGTCATAGTATGGAGTCTCTTCCTTGAGAAAGTTATATACCCCATAGAGAGTGTAATCATAGGTATTGATTTCGGGATTTGAAGATTCGCAAATCAGGGCCTCAATAGATCCATAAACATTTCCCCCTCGAATGGATTCATACTCCACAAGGCCTTTGCGCTTTAAAAAATCAAAGAAGCGATTCTGTACCTCATATACCGAGTCGTTAATTTCAGACTTCGCGAAGGTCACAATCTTACGTTTTAAAGGCATGATCACAATGTCGATCTCTTTATGGTCAAAAATAAGAATGTTTCCGTCTAGGGATTTGCGAGCCTGGAGTTCGAGGTTGATCCTTTTCTTTTGCTCCACACCTACGGTGACAATGATATCGGCCATTATTCTTCAATCTCCTTTACAAGATTCTGAAGCTTTAATATTTCGTGAATATATTGTTGGTCTATTTCTCGGCTTTTCAATTGGTCAATCATTTCGAGGACTGCGTTAGTTGATGTCAGCATCTGCTCATCACTTTTGACTTCGGTAAGATTTTGGGATTTTTCCACCGCCTGTTGGAGTCGGGGAATCTCCTCATTCAAAAAGATTTTTAAATCGATGCCATTATCTGAAAAGGAGTTGATATAAACCTTTAATAAGTCTTTCTGCTCTTTTAGTAAGGCCTCATTATATTTTTCATTAAAGGCCTTTACGAAGGATCGATAAGTCAGGTTATCAATAGGTTTAAGGAACTCTTTCTTTCTCTCTTCTTCGGAGAGCATTTTTTCCACCACTTGACTTTCTAATAGTACCCTCTCTTTAGCGCGTGTTTTAGGGTGAAAAATCTGGAACACTGTTGCCAAGTCTTTGTAATTGGGGACAAAATTATTAAAAACGCCCGGAGAAAGAGTTTTATTAATTGTCTCAATAATCGCTCCTTGTTCGTGGAACAGCTTGCGATGATCAATTGAGGATTTTAAAATGCGCGCTTCGTAAATGAGCTTTTCGGCGACAATTCTTTCAACATTTGTTGTGTCGAGTACCATTTTATAGATCTCTAAATCGCGAGAAAGCAAGGTATTGCCTTTGAAATTTTCTTTTACCAATCTGATAATATACTTTTTCTTTTTCTCATCTTGTTCTAAAATCGCTTTTGTCAACTCTCGAATCAAGACCTCGAAAATAAAAGCTGTGTTGCGCTTTTTATTGTGTTTCATCTTCATTTATTTTTATCTCCGCTTTCTCTAGTTCGCCAATTAAGTTCCTAACTTCAGATTTTACTTCGAATAAGAGATTTTCTTCGTTATTGTAATTAGTTTGCTTATCTTCATAAATACCACGAGAATAGCTTTTTAAATCTGACAGCCCTGGGATAATGTCTTTTGGCTTGGGGATTGCCATAGCTGCGTAATTTTGAATGCGGCCATTTCGCCCATCTCCACCTCGACGAGATGTAGAGACATGCTTCTTTCCTTTGGCGCGTGCTGTCTGGGAGTTGGCTGTTGTGCGGCGGCCTCTTTCGTCTCGGCCAGTGTCATCGCGTTTGGCGGCGGGGAAATCTAAAAGAGGGCCCTCGTCGGCATCACCAACATCATCAATGGGTTCTGCTCCACCGGTATCTTCCGGGGGAGGAATCGTCGGCGCCGGCATCAAAATACTTCTGTTTCTACCCCCTGCTTCCAAGTCTGCGAATTGATCATCGCCACCCATTCCAAGGGCGGAGGCTGCTTCTTCGGCAGCTGCTTCGGCGGTTGCATTTAATTCAGATTCAAATTTGCGGTCATGGAACATTTCCCTCTGATTTCTAACAAATTCCTCTTCCGAAAGGTTAAAAATGTTTTGAGATATCCACCTTCTAGAAAAGAAGTTTTCAGTAGCACCAGAAGCGATTTCAAAGCGAGTCTTCCACTCCTCCAAGTCTTGGAGTTCTGCAATCTTCGACGGGTTATTCAATTTCAACCTAAAGCTTACCAAGTCATCGCCTCGGAATCCCAGAGTATAAAGGTGAATAATGCCAATCTTTTCCAGCTCTGTCACTACGGCGCGTTGCAGACGTTGAATTGTTCGTGCAAAGCGCACGTCCTTTTGTGCTAAAGTGGTCTTATCTTCTGTAACTTCCGAGTCGCTGGAGAGATATGCGGGCGGGATCTTTAAGGCCGCGAACATTTTATCGCGCAAATATTTAACATCGTCAATGTCGCCAGTAAAGTTTCCACCTGGTAGCGTTTCGATTTTAGAAGTCTCTCCTCCACGAGTGGGAATGAAATAATCTTCTTCTACAGATAGGGGATTGTAGCGGAGATCTACACGACCAGTATTAGCATCAACCACTTGGTTTCGCTTCATCGAAGTAATAGTCTTCTGTACAAATTGTTCGACGTCTGTAGGGGCAATATTACCCACATCAATATAAAAGACGCGTCGTTCGCTTGAGCGCACGATTCTGTAGGCCATCATAGCATCTTCCATGAGCACTAGCTGTCGATAAATACGCCGAGAGGCATCTAAAACGGAAGTGCCATAAGGGGCGTACTTGTCATTACCTAAAATACGGAAATGGGCGACTTGCCAATTTTCAAAAGTCATACCAGCGGAGTTCCACTGGAACTGTATGTAGTTGGGGTTTGTGGGATCTTCGCCTTCTAGGCGCTCTACCTCTCTTAAAGGTAGGGAGACGACAGATTTGATTCCCAGGCGATCGTCAATGTCAAGATAGAGCAGAAAATCTCCAAATTTGCACATCGACCGACACCATCCAAAAAGGTTGTGCTCCAAATTGAGCACATTGCTGTAGAGAGAGTGAAGCACGGCCTTGATTTCCTCATTGGGACATTCAATGTTAAGCATGGGACTTAAAGCCGAATGTGTCGTCATCTCATCTGCGTAAATATCCATGGCAGAAGCAATTTCTGGCATATATTCCATCTGCTCGTAGTCAACATAGCGCTCTGCGCGGTTTTGTTGAGCCATAATTTTAGAATGCATCACATCAAAAGGACTATATTCTGCTTTTTTAAATTGCTGTCCTGATGCGGACTTAAATTGTGTGGCGTACTTGTCCAAGGCCGTTCGGCGAATCTTTCTATTTTGCTGGGTTCTCCAATTAATAATGGGCCCAGAAAAGAGTCGAGTCAGTCTTCTAAATAATTCAGATTGGGGGTTATTGGGGTTCTTTGTTCTATCTGCCATTTCTTATCCTTTTATTAGCCAAGAATATTTTGAAAAATCATCCTGGGCTTGAAACATTTTTTCGTCTAAAGCTTTTTTTCTGTCATGATTGGTCATCCCTGGAATAGTTGTACTGATTCGAGTGTCGACTTTCACTATTGAATTTAAGCATGCTTTTTTATATTCCACTTCTCGGGTGCTTACCGTCAAGGCAGTGTCCCTAATCCAGCATGCTATAGCCAGAGCCATTGTTAAATCATCATTATATCCCCTCATGGCTTGGGGTTTGCCATTATGCCAAATAAAGGTACGCAATTCATTCGAAAAACGGACCGAATATACTTTAATTAGTCTGTTTCTGATGAATTCTTCTAATTTTGCAACAATAAGTGGACGTGTTTTCGAAGAAGTCGTAAAACCCGGAACTGCGCCGCTATGAGTGGCGCCCTGATAACTCTCTATATATTCGTGTGTACTTTTTATGGAATAATATAAGTTTGGGTAATCCAAGTCAATAAGCTTTTCCAGTACAGATATTCCAATTCCAACATTTTCTACCACCAATAAACAATTTCCATATTGTTTGCCAGCCTGCTGCAGCACCGTTGCGTACATATCTAAGCTTGGCTTTCCCTGATATTCTGCAACCACTTCCATGGTTTCCAGTTTGATAATATGAAATACAGAAAAGTCAGCCCCGTCACCCCGTGCGACGTCAGCCACTAGTAAGTAAGAGAATTCGGGACTGTGGTCTTCCCAAATCCACATATTTCTATCGAATCCGGCGCGCTGTTTGGGCTCACAAACAATAGATTCTACCCAGGCAATGTCTTCCGGATGGATTACGCTCTCTCCCGACGTGTTAAAGTTACATTCTAGTTCTTGCGCAATCTCGCGGCGGGACATATTACGAGTTTCTTTTTCAAACCATTGTTGATCTCTGTCAGGATGGACGTCCCATGGCAGAACGATCGGGTGGAAATCATTCGCCCCCTCATCCGCTTCAGCGTAAGTCTTGTGAAACCAGTTTCCTACACCATTCGGAGTACTTAGAGCGATGCATCGACCACCTGTAGAGATAGTAGGATAAAGGCCCGCCCACAAGTCATCTAAATTTTCAATATGTGCGGCCTCGTCGAGTACCAGTAAAGACAAGGCTTCCGAACGACCAGCATCGCCTGAAGTGGACGCTGCTTTAATCTGGGATCCGTTAGATAGTTCGAAAGAGGCTCGATTGTCAATAGAAATTTCTGCCAAAACAAGCCATTCTGGCAAGTTTTTCATAATTGCTTTTACTTTTTTCACTAAGTTTGCAGCTGTAGCAAACTTTGTTGCCATAACAAGGATATTTTTATCTCTATAAAATAGCATGAGCCAAACAATATAGCCTGCTGCAATAGTAGAAATCCCTAACTGGCGCGCCTTAAGAATGACGTTAAATCGGTAATCATTAAAATCTGTTAACAGGTCGGCCTGGTATGGATAAGTCTTAAAGGGAATGAGCCCCTTAATGGGGTGAGAAATCCTGGCATAGTTATTCGTAAAATATACCGGATCCTTACCGCACTTTAAGATTTCTGCTACAATCTGCTTTTTGGATAATTTATATGACATTTACCACTTATTTAAAAGTGCCTTCTTTCAAGAATTTCTGGTATTTGACATCCATTGGGTCCGTCACGGCTTCTCCCAATGTTTCTACGTCTTTCATACCACCAATCGTAAAGAGCTTATGACACATAACGAAGGTGCGCACGCGTGATGTGTGCTGAACAAAGCAATGAATTTCTCCATCCGGTGTCAGCGATAAAGCTTTTCCAGTGATTACCTTGTACTCTTTCTTCAAAAAGTCGGCAATCCCGTGGACCCGGCGTTCGCACTCTTCCTCAAATCCCCTCGCATATACATCAGAAAAGTTTGATGTTTTGCTTCGTAGTTTATCTGCAGCTTGTTCGCAATAAATTTAACACGAAAAGCCATCGGCGACTCGTGAATCAGTAATGGGACAGCCCTCTTCTCGACTAAGGCCGATTTCTTTAGCGTCTCCGGTGACGAATCTCTGATCGTGGGCGCCGTCATAGGCATTTGCTGCCGCTTGATTAATTCCTTGAATGATTTCTAATGTTGTAGCCATTTTATTTTTTCCTTTAATTATTCTATATCTTTAAAGCCGAAGCCCTTTCCTTTTCTCAGGGATCCAGCGCCAGATGTGGCGGCGGCTTGGTTGAGTAGCTC